AATATGGGCGACCAATCAGTATCAACTAAAGATAGTTGGTTTGTAAATACTTGGGATAGACACCTTGGAATGCCAAGATTTGCATTAGATAAAAAGAAGGGAACTTATTCCGTTGAAGCCACACCTAGAAACAACGCTGAACGTGTTGTACAAGAGCGTGTAGTTAGAAAAGTAGCAAACCGTTTTGGTTTGCAACCAGCTGAAATACAAGCTATAATGTGGGGATACGAACAACGGTTATATCGTAAACTTGGCTCGCAAACACCAACGGAGGATTATACCTATGCAGCGAAAAAAATCGTCGAAAAACTCTATGGAGAAGATGAGGCCATTGCAGCCGAACGAGCAACTTCAGATGGACCATTTTTCAGCCCTCTTGAAACGCTCCAGACAAAACGAGGAAGCCTCACAATCGATGAAGCAAGACAACCTGAATTCGAATTCGGCAAGCAGTATCTTCTTACAGGAGGGCAATCCGAACGTAGTAGCGAACGGCAGAATAACCCCAACAATCCCTTCCTTACGCCAACAAGAGAAGAAGTAGCTCAAAAACAACCTATTGCTCAAGCAATGTTTGAGGTAGGTAAACCAGGAAGTGAATACGAAAATGGTTTAACCTTAGATGATGCCGCATTAGTTGCTGGTGCATTGGGATATTATTTCAAGCTAGTCAAAAACAGAACTGAAATGGATAAAGAGATTGGTAAAATCTTTGATAATCCAAATTATAAATCTAAAGAATTTGCGGCTGGTGTTCGAACAAGAATGCCTGATTTAAGAGATGATAGTAAGAATGCTATTATAGTAATTAAGCCTGGTCTTAAAGTAAGACAAGGTCTTACTAATCAGGATATAGATGAACCTGATGCTCTTAGAACTGCATTACATGAAATTGGACATGCACTCGAATATAATATTTTAGATAAATCTAAACCTATTAATCAGTTAAATACTTTTACTGGAATGCCAGGAGGACAAGCTGGTGAGTTTAATGTAGCTAAACAAAGAACTTATGATGTTGTTACAGATGAATTTGCCACTGATGTAAATCTTGGTACGGAAGCAATGGATACAAATACACTAAGAGCAGCTTTTGCTGATATTATTAGTGAAGGTTTTAAAAAGATACCTGATAAAGAAGCAAATAAAGTTTTTAGAGAATTAATTAGAAATCAAAGAAACAGAATTGTATCAGGAAGAAATCCTAATTTTAGACCAGTAGATGTAAGGCCAACATATGGTGAAATAGAAGCTGGAATGAAAGAAATTGCAGATGCACTTGAAACTGGTAAAACAGATAGTGCAAGAGCAAATTTAGTAAGAGCACAACTTAATAATTATATAAAACAAATGGAATTTACTTACTTTCACACAGTAAGTGAATTGTTAGGTGATGCTATTGGTAATTATATGTACAATCCAAAAGATTACAAAAACAGCAATCCAGAAACAGCCAAGCTTATACAGAAGTTCTTAAACAATGCTGAAAGTTCTAAAGTTGTAAAATTCTACTCAATGCCAGCAGCTTCTATAATAGCTTACATTATGGCATCAATGGCATTTCAACCAGGAGATGAAGAAGAAGAACAAGATCCTGGCATGCTTACTTCAATGGGTGCACTTTCAGCCTAAGGTAAATTAAATGACAGATAAAAGAAAACAGCGAGTTAAACAAACTCGAACTGGTAAAGGTGTGCATCCACAAAAAGCACCTAAGAATAATTACTTTGCAATGCTTGCCCAAACAGAAGAGGGCAGACAGAAACGCAAAGAGTGGTCCGCAAGAAAAAGAAAAAACCCTGGCAGACCAAAAGGTGTTCCTGATGGTTACACAAAAGAAACTATTAAACCAATAAGAGAGAAGGCTAAACAATTTGCAGAGGAATATGTGACTAAGAAAACAGATATTAAAAATGAATTCGCAAAAGAAGCTTTAACAACAGCTGTCGAAGTAATGCGTTGTCCTGGTGAAACCAAAGAACGTCTAGCAGCTGCAAGATTAGTTTTAGAATTTACAGAAGCAAAACCAGCCAGCAAATCAGATGTAACACTACATCAAGCTGAAGTGTGGTTAGAGGAGTTAGCGGCAGAAGATGACAAAGAAGAAACTACTACAAGTTCGAAAGAAGCTCTTCACTGATTTTAGTTACTACTCAAAAAACTCACTAAAGATAAGAACTAAAAGTGGTGAGGTAAAACCACTAGTACTTAATGCTGCTCAGCAGATTTTACAAAATGCGATAGAAAAACAAATTAGAGCAGAAGGCAAAGTTAGAATAGTAATTTTAAAAGCTAGACAACAAGGTATATCGACGCACGTCGGTGGTTACTTTTACTTTAATGTTAGTCAGCGAAAAGCTCAAAAATGTATGGTGGTAACACATAGTGCTGATAGTACCAGGGCATTATTTGATATGACAAAAAGATATCATGAAAACTGTCCTCCATTACTTAAGCCACATACAAAATATTCGAGTAGAAAAGAACTAAGTTTTGATGTTTTAGATAGCAGCTATGTAGTTGCAACAGCTGGTTCAGAAGCAATCGGTAGAGGTGAAACATTAACACATGTACATGCCTCAGAATTAGCTTTCTGGTCCAATAACACAGCCAGAGATAACTGGAATGCAATATTGCAAGCAGTACCAAATACTAAAGGCACTGCCATAATAGCAGAGAGTACAGCCAACGGTTTATCTGGTGTATTTCACGATTTATGGCGAGGTGCATGTGATGGTACTAATGGATTTATCCCAGTATTTATTCCTTGGTATATCGATACTTCTTATATCGAGTTGGTGGATAAACCACTAGAGCGAACACCAGAGGAAGAAGAGATAGCTTCCAAATATATTTTATCTGATGAGCAATTAGCATTTCGTCGAAAGCGGATAGCTCAAAATGGTACAATGTTATTTAAGCAAGAATATCCAGCTACACCTGAAGAGAGTTTTATAACAACTGGACGACCAGTATTTAATCCAGAACAATTAATTAAATACCTGGAAGATGCACCAGAACCAAAAATGCAATTAGCATTAGAAGGTGATGATTGGAATGAGCATTTTCGTGGTGAACTTCTTCTGTATGATAATATAGATCCTGGTGAAACCTATTACATTGGTGCTGACGTATCGATGGGAATAAGAGGAGGAGATTGGTCTTGTGCACAAGTTTTAGATAGTAATAAAAAGCAAGTTGCTACTTATCGTTCACAAGTTCATCCAGATTATTTCGCTACAGTTTTATACCACTTAGGCAAACTTTTTAATGATGCATTTATTGTTGTTGAAAGTAATGGACATGGATTACTGACATGTACTCGCCTTGGAAAGGATATGGCATATCCACATTTTTACACTGAAACCATCGTCGACAAATTGACTGACAAAGAAACTATTAAATTAGGGTTTGCAACAACAGTAAAAAGTAAACCTTTAATCATAAATACCCTTAGGGCAGACCTTAGAGAGAATAATGTATCTCTTCTAAACAAAAAGACCATTAAAGAAATGCTTACATATATCGCCACTGAAAATGGAAGTATGGAAGCTGAGCCTGGTTGCCATGACGACACCGTTATGGCCTTGGCACTTTGTAACTTTGTCCATGAAGGTAGTTTCAAACCAATCGAGGTAACCGACGAAATGTACATAAAGATGATATAAATGGCAGAATATAAAAAATTAGATAATGAAGACATACTTAAAGCAGTTGACGTAAATATTCGTCAAGCTGTTGGTACGTTCGATAGTAAACTGAGTTTAGAACGTACAAGAGTAATGGACCACTATACTGGTAAATTACCTTTCCCTCATCATGACGGAAATTCCAAATTTATTTCTCAAGATGTTTTTAACGCTGTTGAAAGTATGAAGGCAGCACTCTTAGAAGTTTTTGCAGCTGGTAATAAGATAGTATCTTTTACACCACAAAATGCAGAAGATGTTGAACCTAGTAGAATAGCTTCTGAGTATGTTGATTATAATGTCTTTAGACAAAACGAAGGCTATCAAGTTTTTAGTGATGTTATCCAAGATGCATTAATGTCTCGAATAGGTGTAGCCAAAGTTTATTGGCTAAATAAAACAGAACCTATTGAGCAAGAGTTTCAAGGTCCAGTAGAACAACTAGATGTTTTATTAGCTGACGAAGCTTATGACATCCAGGATATAACTCCCAATGAAGAAACTGGTGAAATAACAGCTACAGTTATTTTTAATGATGACAAAAGTAAGGTTGTAATAGACCAGCTAAGTCCAGAAGAGTTTATAGTAGAGCCACGAAGTGTGGACCTGGAAAGTATGAACTTTATGGCCCACCGTAGTCGTCGTTCAATTAGTGAATTAATCAAAATGGGTTTTGACACTAAGAAGATAGAAAATATTGGTGACCATGACGACGTCGAAATGGAAACTGACCCAGAAGTTTTAGCAAGATTTGAAAGCGTAGGTGCTGACAGATTAAATGTTGGTAAAGACTACCAGGAACAAACTAAAACAATTCTAGTTTACGAAGCTTATATCATGCTCGACATTGAAGGCACTGGTATAGCTAAAAGATATAAAGTTACTAAAGCTGGAAATACATTATTAGATATTGAAGAATGTCCAGAGTTACCATTTGTACATTTTTGCCCATTACCAATACCTCACAACTTTCATGGTTCTAACTTTGCAGCAAGAGTTATTGATACACAAAATGCTAGAAGTATTTTAACTAGGTCCATCCTGGACCATGCAATTATATCTAACAATCCAAGATACGTTGTTACAAAAGGTGGCTTAGTTAATCCAAGAGAATTAATGGATAATAGAGTAGGGGGCATAATAAATTCGACTCGTCCAGATGCCATTACACCATTACCACAAGCATCATTAAATCCATTTGTATTTCAAACACTTCAATTACTAGATGAAGAAAAAGAAGATACAACTGGTGTAAGTAGACTTAGCCAGGGATTATCAAAAGATGCTGTAAGTAAACAGAACTCAGCAGCAATGGTTGAGCAATTAGCTACTCTATCAATGCAAAGACAAAAGATAATAGCTAGAAATTTTGCTAACCAATTCGTACGTCCATTGTTTGAGAAAGTTTATAGATTAGTTGTCGAAAACGAAGACAGAACTAAAATCGTCGACGTTGCTGGTAATTGGATAGAAGTAAATCCAAAGACATGGGTAGAGAATAGAAATGCTCATGTTGATTTACATTTAGGTTATGGAGAAAATGAAAAAGAAGCTCAGAAGCTTCTAGGTCTTCATCAACTTATGTCACAAGATCCTGGTGTACAAGGATTGTATACAGCTCAAAATAGATATCAAATGATGAAGTCTATTTTAGAGAAAAATGGAATTAAGAATACTGCTGACTTTATTACTAACCCAGCAGATTTACCTCCACCTCAGCCTGACCCACAACAGCAGATGCAAGCACAAATGCAAGCTAAAGCTATGGAGTTACAAGAAAGACAAACAGCTGTGGCAGAACAGAAGGTAATAGTAAATGCAGAGGAAATAGCTGCTAATATCGAAATGCAAAGAGATAAAGCAGAGTTTGAAGCTGCATTAAAATCAGACCAACAAGACTTGAGAGAAAGACAGCAAGAACACAAAGAAGAAGTAAATAGGAAAGAGCTAGAGATAGCTCAGCAAGCTGAAGATGTTCGAGCAATCGCAAGTCCAAACGCATAATAAATTAAGGAGAGTTAAATGTCAGAAAAAGACGACATAATAGACCGTGGTGTTCAAGCGGACCAATTATTAAAAAATAAATCTTATACCAAGGTTATGAATTGGCTAGTTGATGAAGCTATATCAACCTGGGCAACCACAAAACTAGAGCAAAAAGAATTACGAGAAGGTGCATGGCATCGTTATCAAGCAATCGTTGCAGTTCAAGGCACATTACAGTCCTGGATTACTGCAATGGAACAAGAGCAAAAAGCTCAAGAAACAAAAACAAATAGCAAGGAGCTAAACTAATATGGCTGAGAGCACCATCCTAAAGGACGTGCTAGATCACGGTCCAGCAACAGCATCATTAACAACTGATGACGCTGAAGAAGCCTTATTGAAGAAGTGGTCAGACGCTGAAGAGCCATCTGAGACTACTGAACAAGAGGATAAGGAAGTTGATACCCAAGAAGATGAGACTGAGGTAACAACTGAACCTGAAGAAACAGATGACGAACTTGAATATACTGAAGTTGAGGAAACTGAAGACCCTGATGATGAAGATGAAGCGGAAACTGTCGATGAAGACGAAGCTGATACGTCGGATGACGAAGATACGGAGGACAGCAAAGTTCTCTCCGACGAAGCTGTGGTTGAAATCAAAGTTGCTGACGAAACCCATCAGGTATCTGTAAATGACCTTAAAAGATTGTATGGACAAGAGGCTGCCATCACTAAAAAGTCTCAAGCAATCGCTAGTCAGCGTAAAGAAGTAGAGGCCCAAGGTCTTAAATATGCTTCTGCATTAGAAACTCTTCAAAAAAGAGCTGAAGAAAGATGGAAACCCTATAGTGATATAGATTTCTACGTCGCATCACAAAAGATGGACGAAAAGGAATTTCAAGCACTAAGGTCCGAGGCAAAGTTTGCACACGATGATTATAAATTTATCAGTGAAGAAGCTGACAATTTTTCAAAGCAAGTGCAACAGCAACAGAAAACTCAATTACAAGAACAAGCTAAAGAAGCTATCAAAGTTCTTACTGCCGATATTGAAGGATGGAATAATTCTTTGTACGACAAAACAAGAGAGTATGCTGTTAGATCTGGTATGCCCCAGGATGTGGTCGACGTTATCGTAGATCCAGTTGCCATCAAAATGATACATAAAGCTCGCCTTTATGATGAGGGTAAAAAGGTAGCTGTAAAAAAGAAGAGCAAAGTGACTACTAAAGTTCTTAAAAAGTCTGTTCCTCAGAACATAGCTAAAGAAGAAAGTAAGCGTCGCAAAGCTCAAGCAGCAAATAAGAAGATGGCTGAAGCTGGGCATGATTTTGAAATTGTGGCAGATGCTTTAATGGAACGCTGGCAAAACTAACTTTAATTAAACTATAAGGAGGTATGCCCTATGGCTACTTTTACTACTTATGACCAAGTTGGTAAGGCTGAAGACGTAAGTGATGTAATCACAAATATTACACCTACTGATACTCCGTTTACTTCTTCAATTCGAACCGAGAAGGTCAACGCTAGAATATTTGAATTTCAAGAAGATAGTCTAGCAGCTGCTGCCGATAACAAACTTGTTGAAGGCGGTGCATTGTCAGCTGGAACTCAAACTCCAACTACAATGATGACTAATACAACTCAGATACTTTCTAAAGTATTTGCTGTCTCTAAAACGGCCGATAGCATAAAATTATACGGTAGAGCGAAGGAAACCGCCTACCAACTTGCAAAGGTCCTGGCAGAAATTAAGCGTGATTTAGAATTCGCTTATATCGGTCATG